TTCGACCCACTGTTTAGAAGAAACAAATTTTCGAGCATGCAAGCTCCTAGCGTCTTTGATGCCACTGCTATACGCAGTCAGGGGCATCATCGTACCGCTGCACTCAGCGCCAATTCGGCGCGCATAGCGCAGCACTGCGTGACCGTCAACGACAGCCTCGACAACGCCAATTTTGTCGCGGTCAACAACGTCTTGGCGAAAACTGGTTTTTCGGTCCAATGCAAAACGAAAAAACACGGTGCGGCCTCGTCACCCCACCCAGTAGTCAACGCTTTTAAAGCCGTTGCTATTTCAGTCATCGAATATAACATCAGACGCTCCCCAGCCAAAAACATCGGCGCTTCCTCCAAGCAAATCTTGGATATAAGGAACTACACACATTGCTGTCAAATCACGCTAGACGGTCGACAAGAAGCCAGAAACCAGGCCACCGTTTACGAAGCCGATCGTTTACTAAAGAACAAAGTGATATCAATCAACAAAGCGAGACACGCCAGACGCGTAATTGATTTCTTCGTTGATGGCAAACCATACAAAGGTTTGTGCAATAAAGGCTCGCAGAATTGCTTCGCTCAAGCCTATCACTTGGTCGGAATCGACAGCATCTATGACATAACACCGGAACAACTAGAATTGACTTTTATTCGAAGCCAAGCACGAGTCGGCTATTTCACCATGTTAGCACCCCCACCATTGGAAGCCGGGTGTAATTTTGGCAACTACGGTGAAATAAATTGGAAAACTTACACACCTAGCGGCCGTGATCTTGAGAAATTCGAAACTCCAAAAAAAGGCCATCGCATCGCCTTTGCCTTCAGCGACCCAGAAGACGTCCGCACAGATGGATCAGCGGGATATGAACATGACGCGCACAATTTTCAACGTTGGCTACACATGGGAGCTTATCAGGGTCAAGAACTGAATTATTTCATTGAACGCCAATACTTCGGACCCGTCGCGTTACTTACTATCCGAGCGTGCAAACTCGGCGTCACAGTGCCAAGAATATTGGGCACAGGACACTCTCGCACCCGATTTCCCGACGTTGAAACATTGGTAACTCTTATCGGAGACAGCTACGGTGGTTCTAACGAACGCTACCATGACCTAGCCACCACTTTCTTCGAGAAGATCATGAGTTATGCCATGTCCAGGGACAACAAAATTTGGAACTTTGCCAACTTCGCTTCTTATGTTAGGGCTCAAGCAATTACGGTCACCATCGCAGGGACGGACGTGCTAGGTTTTGACAGAGATGACGTTAAGAAGGCTTGTAGGGACGATGTCATCCTCTCCCTCTGGTTTCAAGCTTGCCTTAAGCGTCGCAACGCTGCACAACTTGAAAAGAAAATAGAAAAAATGTGTGCGCGCATAGAGGCTACCGGCACCGCACAAACAGGATTGTTCGCGCTATTTACGAGACTGGGCAACTTCATCCAAGCTGCTTTTTTCGCAGTTGTCAATGCATACATGCCCGGCAGCGAGGCAGATCACATCGTGACCAAGACTCTGCTTAACAAACTCAGCAAGGTAAAGGATGGCGCAACAATGGAAAAATTCACCACCAGCATTAAAAGCCGCTTCAAAATCTGGTATTCTGTTAACACTGACATGAAGCTCCTAACGCGCAGCAGCGAGAACATGGCGGCCAGATTGGACACGGTTCATGTGGATTCTGCGTGCACTAACCACAACATGGTCGCTGATCGCTATGTCAGCCCACAATTGCTGGAAGATGAAATTGACGAAACCACCGAAAAGAGACAGAATAGCCACGTCACCGCTTTCGCCAAAGCCAGTATGGATGAATACCGAATAACGATTGCTCCCAAAGAGGCCAACAACTCTAGGAAGATCATCGCTTGTGGTAATGACACCATGCACGAGGTCATAGTCGCAGCGTCCGAGTATATACTCAGCCACGATGCGAACTTCAATGGCGAAGTCAGAGCCATTTTGGGCGGCCCCGGCACAGGCAAGACACATCACATCATCAACAACTTGGAAAACAACGACGTGATTCTATGTGCGACAGCTGAAGCTAAAGAAGACATCGAAGCCAGCATAGCCGTTATGGCGGCTGTACGTCAGCGCTCAGGCATGGCTAGCATCTCAGGGTTGCGCGTCTTTACACCACATAGCCTTGTCAAATATATCCGTGACCGGGCCGCCGGCAATTCACTCATCAAGCCAAACACCTTGTGGTCCGACGAAGCTTTCCTCAATCACCCGGGCCTGACATTGATGTGCGCGGCTTGGCTAGGGGTTGACGTAGTTAACATCGTCGGTGACGAAAAGCAGATAGCCCACAAGGACTTTGAGATTGGTGACGAAGAAGTGGTCACATACATGCGCTGGAACCACATTGTCCAATTTGTGAACCAAACAATACTGCGAGATAACTACAGGTTGCCAGACTCTCACGTGCATGCCGTCAACGCACGATGGGGTTACGACATGGTTCCAAAATCAGGTCGTGCAGGAAAATGTGAACTTAGAAAGTTTGCAACTGTTAAAGACGCCATAAGCGCTGCCAGCAAGGATAGTTTCGTTATCACCAAACAGAATGTGCATGCAGAGATGGCTCGGAACTCACAACTCAACTGCAGGAGCACACACCGGGCTCAAGGCACATCAAAAGATCACGTCACGGTCATCATTACCACCGATCACGTAGAGCAGTTCAACGAAGACCCTGGTTACTTGATTGTCTCCTTAACTCGCCACAGAGAGAACCTCAGCATTTTTATGGTTGATGGCGACTATGCTGCGGTGCAACTACCAAATGAGAGCGCAGGCACCATAGAAGCTTTCCTAGATCTCAGTGTTGCAGTAGCTCCTCTAACGATCGAAAAGCCGAGACCTAGACAAGCAGACACCATACCAATAGCAGACCGAATGGGTCACAGACCTAATTGCCTCAACCTGGATTTTGATGTTCTCGAACAAGATCTTTTGGATTTGGGCATTTGCACCAACCGTTTCGGCGAAGACATGGAGGACGTGAATAGCATCAACAAGCTCAACAACGCCGCACCGGCTTGCGTAATCAAGATCAAACCAAACAAAGCAGCGCAACCAGCAGACATAGTTCGGTGCACCAGACTCTCTTCACAAGCGATTTTTCAGCATCAGGAAGCGAACAACATAGCCTATGCCATTTACACTTGGTGCACTAGGAATGCAGGTGGGCGAACGCTACCCAACGCGAACGTCTGTATAGACAAAATCCCAGCCATGTTCGGTAATATGTTGGATTTTTACTATGATGAACCAAGAGGGCGTGTGCACTTAACCGCAGAACAACTCCAGGAGGGTCTCATAAGAGTGATCAGAAACATCCAAATACGTGGCAAAACACCGGCTTACAAAGCTATCATCGACGAACTGTATGATTTAGACGCTGTCAAAGGCTTCATTAAAGAACAAACCAAAGTCAAAGTTTCACCGGACCCAAACGATGCGGATTTTTACGATTCACTATGCACGGCGATGAAGACTTACCAAGATTCCTCAGTTTTGCAAGGCAAAGCGGGTCAAGGAGTCGCGGCCTGGTCTAAAGCTAGAAATCTGATGATGGGCGGTTGGATTAACGCAATCGAAGAAGCCGAAATAAAAACGCTGAGACCTTGGGTGTTACACGCTACGGGGATGGATGATGCCACCATGTGCTCGAAGATCGAAGAAATAATGAACATCTATGGTTTTTGCATTTGTATTAAGGGCGATGACACTTTCGTTGCAGCATTGGTCAACGGTAAATGGAAGTACTACTGTTCTGATCAATCGCAATTTGACACCTCTTTTTCTTCAGTCCATTACACATTAGAGGCTGAACGTTATCGCTCTTATGGCATGCCGGAACACCTCATCTTTCACAACAAACAACACGCAATGAAGTACAACTTGATCGAGT